AGTCTCCGAGCGTGACCCCGTCTCCGAGCTTGACCTCGTTTCCGAGCGTGACCCTGTCTCCGAGCTTGACCCCGTCTCCGAGCGTGACCCCGTCTCCGAGCGTGACCCCGTCTCCGAGCTTGACCCAGTCTCCGAGCGTGACCCCGTTTCCGAGCTTGACCCCGTTTCCGAGCTTGACCTCGTTTCCGAGCGTGACCCTGTCTCCGAGCGTGACCTCGTTTCCGAGCGTGACCCCGTTTCCGAGCTTGACCCCGTTTCCGAGCGTGACCCAGTTTCCCAATGGCGTAATCCGCCATTGTCTTTTATTAACCTTCATCTTATCCACCTGATCCAATGTAATTTCTTCGCCGTTGATGTTCAAGACGACCTCACTTTCTGCCGGCCTGGCCGACGCAAAACAGATTCGATTACAATGCCGCGCTCGATCTTGCACAGATCACATGTGCGGCAATTTCCAGGGCAAACCGGATTGGTGCCCGTCGGTTTCTGCACAACGCAGTATTCGTTCATCTTGCCGCGCGCCCACCCGGATCCGTTAATCCGCAAATTAGCGGGGCGCCCGGCGTAGCGCAGATCCTGCCGAGCGGTATATCCGAAATGGATCATATGAGGCAAAGCACGCGCCAGCTCAAATAGAGCGACAATCTCATCCTGATCACCCAGCTCGACGTACTTGATACGGTGCGCATTGTCCAGGCCCATGGCCCAAACATGTTCCTTGTCCTGCTCAACTTCGTCGGCGGCCCTCAACAGCGATAGGAATACATCGGCTGCCGACTCGGCCGTACCCACTTTGGTTTTCGGCACTTCAAGCATCATAATCAGTCCCTTTCAATAGACGTTTCCAAATAACTGACCTCGGGCAGGCCCCCCAGCGCTGCCCGGTGTCGGCTATTTGGGGACGTAGACATTCAGGCCGACCGTGACCTGTTTGCCGTCATACACCAGCCCAGGTACCTTAGACTCCGTTCCGGCGATCGATGCCAGTAGCGTGGTTTTGCCCGACTTGGACGGACGGGGAGCGATGGGGACAGTAATCTTGATTTCGGTTTTGCTGATTTCTACCTTTATGATTTCGACCTTCCAGGGATACGTGAAAAGAGGATTGCCGCGCGGGTGAACGCTTCCCAACGCGGTTCTACGGTGTCATAGTGTAAACAGAGGAACGCTTTGTAGTCTGCCCAAAAGTCATACGTCCCATAGTCGCCGATCAGGTCAACGGCTTGGCTAGGCAGTGAGCAAACAAACTTGTCATGGATCGCCAACAACTCTTTCTCGCGGCTCATAGCCTCACCCCCTTCACTGGCAGCATATCTACGACCTGGTCCGTGGCCCACTCGGTCAACACCTCGACCACATCCGGATCAGTGATCGGATGGAGTGGACATTCTTCATTTGGACAGTTGCACCCAGTGAACTTCTCGGCTTGCGGATCGCACTTCCGGCAATACGTCATCCCGCACGCATCGCACTGGACGGCGCCACTATGTTCGCAGTAGTCACAATACAAGGCCATAACAAATCCCTTTCAATAGATTAACGGTTGCCCCCATACTCTAAATACTACGACACATGGCCCCGAAATGTCCAGGTTTATATTCCTAAACACGACATCCATGATTGTAAACACCAGGCACCCCAAGGACTTATCCCCCTGAAATAAACTTGAGATTCTTCTTGATTGTCACAACACAGATGCGGTAATTGTGTCGGTCATGATTATAGCGCAGCCTATTACAATGCAACTCACAACGCCTGGGCCGGCCCCTGCCTCTCAGGTTGCGCTGTTAAGCACGCCGGCCCGGGCATATCATATAAGGGGCGACCAATGGCGTACCACAAGCCAGGATACAATTCCAAACCGTTCCACATCGCACACCCCAACGCCAGCGCATACCAGCTATTCACGGAGACCAACCAAGTAGGGTTTGCCGGGTTCATGGTCGATAGGCCCGGCCAACCAGCGATCTATTACTCATCGGCCACGCAGACCTGGGACCAAGCACCCTTCAAGCACCAATCACGACGCAAGATCACACAATTACCCACCGGCCTGCCACCAATACCCAAACGATTACAGCCCACCAAACAGGAGCCCACCAATGCCAACGATAGAGCCACAACCCAACCAGGACCAGAGATACATGCCCCAATACACGGCGGACTTCGTGCCACTGCACCGGCCGATCCTGCTGTCGCACGCACTGGCGGGAGTATCACCACTGGCCCAAGCCCACTACTTCCGGCTCCTGACACTACTGGATAAGTGGGGCAACTACACGGCTGATTGCACGGAGATATACCTACAGCTCTACATCAGAATCAACCCGGCCGCACACACTAAAGTAGAGCCTGGGGACGTGCAAAGACTGAACGATGAACTCGAAGAGGCTGGCATGATCGAGCGGTATGTGCCCACAGAACACGCCGTTGATATCAATAATAACCCCTTGGTCATGCTCAGGTACTGCCAACACTTCGTGTGCAAGGCATACGGCAAAGTGTCGACCCCAAAGTGGCCTCTACACCCAAAGCAACCTAACTTATCATACGATAGGAAGAATACACAAAAGGGGAAGAACTCGGGGAACCAGGAAAACAAGGATTCTCCGGGTGAATCGAGATTAGAGAGGGAGAAAGAGAATAAAGAAGGAGACAGAGACCAGAAAACCCATGATTCAGACGATTGGGGGGATACGAGCCACCTACCTGGATGTGAACGACCAAGCGAGTCGTCAGAGTACACTGCGTCTGACATAATGGTCGACCTGATAGCCTACCGCCGGTTCCCGCCAGATGACCCGATCACCGTGAAGGACGTTCATCCAATCATCGCCCGCTTCCTGCGTACACACCTCCAGTACTTCACGCCCAGAGAGTGCAAGCGGATGCTGGCGGCTCTGAAACTGTGGGGCCTGCTGCCCGGCAAGGACGTGGATCCTGACTACCACGACGAAGACGTGGACTGGGCAGCTCGATGCAAGGCCTACCCGGCCGTCGATGTGCTCGCACTGCTGGCCGAGGCTGCTGTCGAGGGTGTATGGCCGTGACATCCGATACATTACCATCAACCACGGACCGCTCGGCTTTGGTGCGTGTCCTCAATGATGCCACGGATAAGGACCTGCGCTGGGCTGGTGACGGGTTTGACTGCCCGTACTGCCCGGACCATGACCGCTCGGCGTGGATCCAGGCGTCGGGCACTGGGCATTGGCGGTCCTACTGCTTCCGAGCCAAGTGCGGCGTGTCGGGTGATGTGGTGGACCTACTTGCTCGGGCCAGGGGCTGCACCGTGCAGGAGCTGTACCGTAGTGCCGGCCAGCCAGGCTCGGTCGCAGCTACACCTGCCGGCCCGGACAGCGGCGACACGATCGCGCGGACCAGAGAGGGGGGGGGCGGGGGCGGGGGGGTGCGTCCAGCCACCGGGCCGACTACCCCATCATACATACCCTTGGCCCAGCTAAAGCGTAGAATTAAAAATTTCCGAAGTTTCTACATCTATAATAGGGGGAATGCTCCATATTTGGGGATAATTCGTTGTGACGATTCTTCAGGCAAGATTGGCAAGCGTTATTTACAGTGCAAGTTTGGTGAGCTTAAGGGCACCAACGGCGAAGTTATTGGAGGTTGGTGTTTGGGTGCACCTTCGGGTCCATTTCCTGTATACAATGAGTCAGTCGTTCGAGGTAGTGACGAGGTATGGGTAGTTGAGGGCGAGAAGTGTGCGAATTTACTGATAGCTGCCGGTTTATGTGGTACTACATCTGCTGGTGGCGCTGGTGTTTTATCTGAATCGGGCGAATACAGTTGGCAAGGGCGGAAGACGGACTGGTCTTTGTTGTCTGGGAAGGTGGTATATTTATGGCCGGACAATGATGACGTTGGTTCATCGCACATGGACGCTGTGGGTCGTCATTTGGAGGGATTGGGTTGCACTTTGTTTCGTGTAGATCCTGTTGTTGCGGGTGCATCGGGTCCGAAGTGGGACGTTGGCGATTATTTGGGAGATAGTGACCCCCGGTCTTGGCCGATGTTGTTGGCTAAGGTGAAGTCTGAGGCCATACGGTTGGGCGATTTAGCGGTTCGATTGGGCTATTTGGACCGTATTATTTCTGGTTCGATGCGTGCTATTGACGTTCCGTTTAGTTCTTTGAATGAAACGTGCTTGCCGTTGTGTCCTGGTACGTTGACGATCATTGGTGCCAAGCCTGGTGAGGGCAAGTCTTTTGCGTTGTTGCAGTGTATGATGCACTGGGAGGAACTTGGTGTAGATTATGTGTGTTTATGGCTGGAGCACGAGCGGTACTGGCATTTGTCTCGATTGTCAGCCATGATCCGTCGGGACTCTAATTTGTTCAATCCTCGGTGGTTGGAGGACGCTGAGAACAATGCTTTGGCCCGTTCGTTTGCTGTTGAGGATGCTTCAATTTTGGAGGGTATCGGGCGTCGCATGGTGATCGGGTACGAGCAGTCTGACATGACGCATAGTGATCTTTTGGCGTGGATAGGGGCTCAAGCTCGTTCTGGTCGCCGTGTGATCTGTGTCGATCCTGTAACGGCTTTGGACACAAAGGGGGGCAAGGTGTTTGAATTGGACCGTGACTTGGTGATGGGTGTCAAGCGTATTGCCTCGAAGTACAACTGCTCTATTCTGTTCGTGTCACATCCTCGGGGTAAGGTGGCTCGGGGTGCCGTTGACATTGATGATATTGCTGGTGGCCGTGCGTATGGCAAGTTTTCGCAGTGCGTGATCTGGATTGAGCAGTTGAAGAAGGTTAAAGAGTTTAGGGTGCAGTTTAGCGGTTGTTTGATGTCTGATACTGCCGAGCTTAATGCTGTGTGGCATGTTTTGAAGGTTTCTAACGGCCCTGGTGCGCGTCTGGGGATCGGGTTCAACTGGATCAAGAGTGAGCTTCGTTGGAAAGAGGTAGGGGCGATATTGTGAACAGGTTAATTTCACACGGGTTGTCTGGGCCATGTGCGAGCATGTTCGAGAGCAATACTTGGCCGGATGTGATGGACGTTCGTTTCTTGGGTCAAATGATTTTTCGCATTGTTGACAAGTCTTCATACAAATCCTTTCCAGAAGAAGATTGTAAATGTGCATTATACAACATAAACACCAAGGAGTCAAGCCACTTCGCCACTTTTCCTCCTGCCCTGATCCTGCCCTGCATCCTGGCCGGGTGCCCCAAAGAGGTATGCGTGGAGTGCGGGGAACCCAGGAGCAGGATAATCGAGAAAACAGGGCAATCGACATACGAGAAAGTCAAAGACGAGTCTTGGCGGCAGATGAACGAACATGCCGTAGAGAAGGGCATTGTCCCAAGTAGGCCCAACAGTGGCCAAACAAGACTTCCCAATGGAACACAGCCACACCTGGACGCTGCACCAGCAGAAACCACCGGCTGGACCCGCTGCAAATGCAACGCAGGCTTTAGGCCGGGGATAACCCTTGAACCGTTCATGGGAACAGCAGTAACCGCCATGGTGGCCTACCAGAACAACCGAGATTATGTGGGATGCGAACTAAATCCAGAGTACATAAAGTTGGCCGAGAAACGTATTCGGGCAGAGAGTGACAAGTATGGTCTATTGGAGATACAGCCGAAGTGAGTTTATTGAAAGGGACATTATGAAAGAGCTACTTGAGTGCAAGGATCTCTTGAAGCATGAGCGGGTGATCGCAGCGTACTGGGGGCTGATGGGTGGCTGTACACACTTTCTCATGTATGGCCAGTACGTAGATATCCCCGGCTCCCTGGCCGACGTGGCGTTCGAGATGCGTGACGCCCTAGTGGCCGCTGACATTAATGGGGAAAAGTCCTGTGATTGGGATTGGTGGCTGTCGGCTGTGACTGGTAACGAATCAGACTGCAGCATGCGATTATCGGATCCCAAGCAATGGATCATAGTGGCAGTGCTTTGCCAGGAGGCATCGAAATGACACCAGAAGAAAGAATCGAACGTCTATTGAACTGGATTACTGAACCAGCGTCGTGCAAGGGCTGTTCCTGCAAGATATGGTTCATTAAAACCAAGGGTGGCAAGTTAATGCCCATCCAAGCCGACGGCGAATGCCACTTTGGTAAATGCCCACTGGCTGAACATTTCCGCCGTCCTGTCGTGAAAGGGAACAAAGATGGATAAACCGATGTTGATGAAGAGTCATCTAGTGGAAGCGAGCTTGTATGGCTTGAAGACGGAGACGCGTCGCGTGATCGTGCCTCAGCCCGAGGGTGTAGGGTATGACCCTACCTGCGTTGACGGGGTGTGGAACTGGATGGCAGAGATGGACGCCAGCGAAGTGCCGAATTGCGTTGACCGTGTCCCCAGATACAGCGAAGGTGACATATTGTGGGTGCGTGAGACGTTTTGGCAGTGGGGTAAGTGGGTCAAGAACGGGGAAACAAAGACCGGACGGCAGGCCTGGACGTTCAAGGCGGTTGGCAAGAAGGCCGTAACCGTTCCCCAGGAAAAGCCCAGGCACCGTACAGACCTACGCTACCATAAGCGGCCATCGATCTTCATGCCAAGGTGGGCGTCAAGGCCCACTGTTAGGGTTTTGGACGTTCACCCTGAGAAGCTACAGGACATAACGCATCGCGCTATAGGGGCCGAGGGCTTACCCTGCCTAGGCGCGTGTATGGGGGCGTGCTTTGATAGTTTCCGCGAGCTTTGGGACTCAATCAACGCGGCCCGTGGCTATGGCTGGGACACCGACCCTTGGGTCTGGGTTTATGGTTACCGGAGGGTGACTGATGCTGGAGGATAGGCACTACAAGCACTTTGAGGACATGGTCCATCGGTGTATGGGCGACTCTGTGCGGGCCGACTGCATTGAGGACCGTGTCATCGCCATTGAAACCCTCCGTGCGGCGTGTACCAACTACCTTGCCGAGCATCACCCCGATAACTGGGGCCAGCTAGGAGAACATATTTCCCGCGTTATTCAACACGGCGAACGAAAGAAAGCGAATAAGAAAACCTTGTTCGGATAGGTGAGTAAAATGCTAGTAGACAAAACAGCACACCAAGTGACAGTCAGGAGAACGGCCAGGCATCGAGACCAGGCCGAACGGGCGTGTAGACGTACTGATGTGAATAGTGCGATGGAGGCGACGGCATGGCAAAACGTGTGTTCAGGCGCAACGTCAATGTCTGAATACAACAAAATCTGTGATAACATTCTAATCCTAATGAGAAGATAATTGTTAACGAAAGGAAACCCCGATGAAGGACGACAAAGACAAAGATTTAGTGAAAGTCACCCACGAGCCGCACATTATTTTGTGCCCAATGAATGCCACAGAAAAAGAGTTCGATCAAGACCAGTTATTGCAGTGCCTGCAGAAACAGAACGACCTGGACGCCGAAAAGAAGGCTGTTGTAGCCGATCTGACGGCCAGAGCGAAAAAACTCACAGAGGTGCTTGAGGACCTGAAGAAGGGCCTGATGAGCGGCAAGAAGATGCGAAGTGTTGAATGTACCCTTACCCTCAACTACTCCACGTTGACGGCTGAGCTGTGCAACAAAGAGACGCAAGAGCTTATCCAGCAGCGGCCAATGTTTCCAGAAGAGCGCCGCATGGACCCGACACCGAAACTTATCCCGGACGAGGACGAGGAACCCACGGATGATCCGCAGGAGATATTGCCTTTCGACCCGGACCCTACACCTGCCCCCGATGCGGACGCGGACACATCCACTCCGACGGGGGAGGAACCTACTGCTGCTGGGGATGCGGAAACAAATACTGGCCCGTCGGAAGAGCTGACCGTTGCTGAAGCGAACGCCCTCGCAGATGAAAAGCTTGGCGGTCTGACAGATCCCATGGAAGAACTCCCAGAGGGGCCCGGGCCGGCCCCTGACGCTGCCGATCCAGCAGCAGACGATGACCTGAGCTTCTGGCTGGGGGAGGGGGAATAATGTCGTTCTATCTCGGAGTTGATCCCGGCGCGTCCGGGGGTTGTGCCGTGGTTAACGAAAAGGGCCGCATCGCCAAGGTGTTCAAGTTCAAGGGACTAACCTTGGCCGATCTGGCTCATGAAATGGTAATCTGTAAGCGTGACTTTAATCCTAAGACAGCATTTCTTGAGCGAGTGTCAGCAATGCCGAAACAGGGAGTCTCGTCAACATTCAAATTTGGCCAAAGCTATGGCCAGTTAGAGATGTGTCTAGTTGGTTTAAAAATACCCTACCAGCTAATAACTCCAACCAAGTGGATGACTAAAATGAACTGCCGGACAGGAGGCGATAAAAATGTAAGCAAGATAGCGGCACAAAGGCGATGGCCAGAACAGAAGATAACGCACGCCGTGGCCGATGCGATGCTACTGGCGGATTGTGCCAGAATGCTTGACATGGGGTTGTGAAAAGAAAACATTGAAGCCAGATGGAACGACCAAACACAAAAGAGGTGGGTGTGAGGGGCCAGTGCTAGAGAAGCGAACAGAACACCCATACGCAAGGAAAGGTTTTGTTGCGCAACATCGGCTTGTAATGGAAAAGAAGCTCAAAAGATACCTGAAACCCACTGAGCAAGTGCATCACATTAGCATGGTGAAAACGGATAACGATATCAAAAACCTCGACTTGTTTAGCGGGAACACAGACCATTTCAAGTGCCACGGGACTTTGAATAAATGCGTAGACCAGTTACTCAAAATGAAAGTGCTAAGGTATAGCAGAAAAACGAAAACGTACTCAGTGAAGAAAGGATTGTAGTATGGAAAAGTACATTGGAGTGAAACTAGTCGCAATGAGAGCAATGACCAGAGGCCAGTACAATCAGTACCGTGGTTGGGAAATCCCAGAAGGCGAAGACCCAGTTGATGATGGATACCTGGTTGAATACCTGGACAGCCCGAACAGTAACCATCCAGACCATGAGAACTATATCTCATGGAGTCCAAAGAATGTTGCCGATAACGCCTACCGCCGCACAGACCGCATGATGTTCGGGCTCGCCATTGAGGCGGCCAAGAAGGGCCTCAAGATCGCATTCCGTGATTGGTATGCCAAAGATCAGTTTGTCGTCATGCAGCCTACTTTGGATCTACCACCGTTCAACACCCAAGGGACTGCACGCAAGGTCAATGATCGTACAGCCAAGTTTAGCGGTGAGGACGTGCCACTGCATTGTCCACCGTACTTTGCCATGCACGCAGGAAACGGGGATTGGATATGCGGGTGGTTGCCGTCCCAAGTCGAGATGATCACCGATGGCTGGTACATCGTTGACTGAGCAGGAATGAAATGACACTCAAATAAAGGAGCTGTAAGCATGGCAATCAAACACTGTAACAAGAAGTGGAAGTCAAGATTCTGTGGCGAATGTGGTGCAGAGATCCATGGCAATTCGCCCGTAAGTGAACTCATGGAGTACTTGGAAGCCCAGATAAAATCATGGCAGAACCGAGTAGAGGCACAAGGCACAGACGAACAAAAGGCCAAGGCGCACGCCAAGATCCAGGCCGAAGTCGGCAAAAGAACTGCGTGGATTGCAGCGGTTTCTCAGGGCGACAATGCTTTGCGAAAACTACAGGAAATCAAGCAGGATCCAACGCTCCTGGCGATGATCCAGGGACACATCAAAGGGGAAACATCTGTAAAATCAGCGGAATAAAGCTTGACACTGAGCCGTAAAGCCGGTTATTGGGTCGGCTAGGTAAGCTGTATTGATAGATTTATGGCACTTTGAAAGGGAAATGGCATGGGTATTGGGAAGAAAGTGGTATTCGCGGTCGTCCTCCTGGGTATTCTCTGTTCAACCTCACTCGCTGATATATGGGGCAAATACACCAATTTTGGCCTGAACTTGGCCGATGATCTGTTCGCGATCCAGGTGGGACGCAGCCCAATCATGGAGGAAAACGGCACAAATATTGACTATGGCATTGTCGGCATCGGGCATTATGTCAACGACTCAACACGCGACGCCGATTTGCATGTCAGGGACTGGTCGGTCGGTGCGTTCATCCGGTATCCGCTGTTGAATTGGTCCGGCGTCGAGGCTCCAGTCCAAGGTAAGCTATTCGTGGAGGCGTCCCTAGTCGTTGACGTTACGAGCATGGAGGAATGGTATACGCCAATTGGTGTATCCGCCCACGTCCTACTTGACCGGAAAATCAACGAAGCTGGGATTGTGAGTTGGGAAGTGATGGCCGTTGGTGGCTATCAGTACGTGCGCGACGCTGAGCTGTATGGAAGCAACAATCTGGTGACGGGCGGCCTGGTGATTCGCTGGCGGGACGATTAATAACGAACCTTTCAACAGACAGGGCCCGGTGAGCCTGCTAGCCGGTGATCCGGGCCCGTGCTTTTACAAAAGGGGCATTATCGTGTTGAAGCTTTGGGATCTATTAAATGGCCGCAAGGCACACATCGGGCATTTTTACTGGGCTGTGGTGATTCCATCCAGTGTAATAATCTGGCCGGAAGGCATCCCCGTTTCTGCTGGCAAGGTGATTGCTGTCGTTGGTGTGGCCCTGACTGCATTTGGCTACGGGCACAAAGCTATGAAGGCAGTTCCCCCAAAACCAGGAACGCCCCGGATCGAGGTGAAGTAAAATGCCTGAACTAGAATTTGCTGCGCACGAGCGCTTCTGTATTGAATATGTGTGGGACCTGGACCCAGGCGCTGCAATCATCAGAACCCAGCACTACAAAAGGCAGCACTGGGATGGCGGGGAAGTTGTAGAGGAAATCCCCTTAGAGCCATTCAACAAACGAGACATCAACTACGCCGCCAAGATAGCCAGGCGGCTTTTGCGTTATGCAGATGTTAGTGACCGTATTGAAGAACTCATTGACGAGAAGAAGCTGCACACCAAAGTTCAGCACGAGCAGATAACGGCAAGACTGCTGAAGATCGCAGAGTATGAGCCGAAAGCTGAGCCAACACACTCCGAGGTTCTGTCAGCGGTCGAAAAACTGGCCAAGCATGTATTGTATTACGAGGACTCGGACAAGGGCAAGATGAAGACCTTTGCCGAGGCCATGAAAGAACTCTTACACGATGATAGCCACGAGGGGCAAAACGACAGTCCAGCAAGTCCGGGAGATGTGCAAGAGGGGTAGGGACGATCACGTCTGGTTTACCACTCACGCTCTCGATGTGCAGGAGAGGTACGTTTGGCCCAAGATGAACGAGATAGCCGAATCAGTGCGTGATAACAAGCGCACCACAGTGAGGGCCGGCCACGGGCTATCAAAAACTTACTACGCGGCACGCCTCGTCTTGACCTTCCTGTACTGCTACCCACCGGCAACCGTCGTCACAACAGCCCCGACAGCGACCCAGGTAAAAGACCTTCTTTGGCGAGAGATTAGGGAATCATACGAAAACGCAAAGATACCCCTGTTTGGCGACCTGAGTACACAGAAGCTTGACCTTCAGCCGAACCTCGGCATGAAGTACTTCGCTATCGGCGTGGCCACTAAACCGGACACCGTCACAAAGGAAGCCACGGGTTTTCAGGGTTTCCATAACAAAAACGTTCTTATCCTATTCGACGAAGCTGCCGGCATTCTTCCTGAGATTTGGAGAGCTGCTGAATCCCTAATGGGCACCCCGGACAATGTGAGGTTTCTGGCGATTGGAAATGCAACTTCTGGTGTTGGCGACTTTGCCAGGACTTTCAAGGATCCGGATTACAACCACATCCAGGTTTCAGTCCTGGATACACCAAACTACAAAGAAGGCCGTACAGTAATCCCAGGCGTTTATGGCCGAGATTTCGAGGAGCGCATGGCCCGCAAGCACGGGAGGCATTCTGACGAGTACGCGGTACGAGTTCTCGGGGGCATTTCAGAAAAGGCCGTGCTTGGGTCATACTACCACAAGGTCTTAGACTGGCTGGAGAAAAAAGGCCGTATCTGCGACATTGGCATGATACCCGGCTACTTGGTACACGGAGTCGTTGATCCAGGGTACACGAGCGCGTGGTGGTTCTTCCAGGTACTAGAGAGCGGTTTCTGCAACATCATCAGGTTCTATGAAGACTCCGGCCAGGACATGAAAGATTATGCTGAGCTGTTCAGGACCTGGCGGAAAAAGTACGGATACGTTTACGGAAAGTTCTTCGCCCCATTCGACGTTGATTCAAACGCCTACAAGGTTGTTGCTGGCAGGGGCCTCCTGGCCGAGGCAAGGCGAGCGGGCATAAACTTCACGAAAATGAAGATGGAACGCAGCGTGAAGGATGGTATCATCAGAACAAAGAATTTCCTGTATACCGCCCGCTTTGATTCTGTTGACTGCGAGATAGGCATCGAGAAGGTCTTAGGCTACCATGAGGGCATAAACAATAGCATGAGCAGCGAGGATCATACCGTATACACCGGCACGCCCGAGCGGGACGGAAACGAACACGCAGCCGACTCACTGCGGTATCTGTCGAAAGCAATCAACCGGGTATCTTCCTCCGCTGCGAACAGGCTCAATGAGGAAGAATTGATGCAACTCAACGAGCAATATGTGAGGCCAAGGTGACACATGTCAGAGATGAATGACCTTAAATCGGAGCGAGAGGACAGATACGACTTTGCCCGGCAAGGATGGAGCGGTTTCCTGGACGAGGGCGCCGTCGATACCGAGATGTACCTGGGCGCACAGAACAGCAAGGACGACGAAGAGTTTGCGAGGCGCACCGGCAGGCCGATCTATGTAATCAACAAGACGAAACGGCAGGTAAAGCTGTTGTCGGGCTATGAGATCCGCAACCGGCACATCCTGAAGATGTCTCCCATTGGCAGTGAGGACAACGAATCCGCACGGCAGCATACAGCACTCATCACGCAGCAAATGTCATTATTCGGCGGTTATGGCGTCATGTCAGACTGCTTCAAGATGGGCCAATTAGTTTCTGGCAGCAATCTCATGGAGATTCACCGGGACCGTCTCGGCTTTTTCCGGTACGCCCGCCTGGCCTACAATCAATTCCTGCTGGATCCGGCCCTGACCTTTACGGATCTAAGCGACTGCACCTACTACCAAACAGGCCGGTACATGCACGAATCGACGGCATTGCAGCTCCTTCCCGAGAATGCAGACGACATCAATAAGATCCCGCACGGCCAGGGCACGCAAAGGTGGGACTACAATCACAACCACGGATATGCCAGACAGCAAAAAATGCGGTTGTACGAGGAATATTGGCGGCGAGAGACAACTTTTGAGGATACCATCATTAGCCGATTGACCGCCCAGGAGATACCATTCAAGGAATTGGTAAAGCGGCACGGCGACAAGAACAGAGTCGAATTCCTGATCGCAAACGCAAAACTCCCGAACGGCACCCCAGCACTCAGCCGGTTCAAGAAGCCGATAAACAAGGTTAAGCTTACCATCTACGTGGACAGCGAACCCGTGTGGAACGATATAAACCCGCTGGCCCTTGACGACTACAACGTCGTGTGGTTCCCCGGTGAGTGGGTCAGTGAGATGGACCGCGAAGAACTCAAGCTTCAGTCTTTCGTGAGGATTCTTAGGGATCCCCAGAAGGCACGCAACAGAAGGATCAATCAGACAATCGACATCGTTGAATCCCAGTTGACCACCTACCGGCTGTACAAAGAGGGCTCCCTAAAGAACCCCAAGGACGTTTTCCAGTCTGGTCAAGGCAAGGTTATCGAGGTGCGAGATGACTTCGAGGGCCAGCTAACGGATGCGTTTTGGCAGGCACCGACCCCGGACATTCCGCCCGGATTCTTCCAGATGCTGACACTCATGGACAAAGAGGAAACCGACGTTGGCGGGATGAATGAGGAAATCTTCGGTACTGATACCGGCGACATCCCAGCGATCCTAAGCCGCCACAGGACCGGCCAGGCCTTGACCGGACACCAGGGACTATTTGAGGGCTTCAGGATAGCCAAACAGCAGGTCGGAAGGAAACAGGCCAGGCTTAATCAGATATGGCAAGACCCGATCCGCGTACAACGAATGATTAACGAGATGCCGGTCAAAGAGTTTTACGCAGATGATATGATTTATTACGACTGCAATCCTACCGAGGGGCTTCTTACAGAGAACCAGCAGCAGTCAAACATGCGTGAATTGACAGAGATTCGCAGCTTGTATCCTGACGCAGCAGAAGTCATTACCATTAGCGACATCATAGAGTCCTCAAACCTTCAGAAGAAACCGCAGTTCATGGCACGTATCAAGCAGCGTGAGCAGCAGCGTGACCAGGCGGCCCAAAAGCAGCAACAAGAGCAAGAGCAGATCAATAAGCTTGTTCAGGCCGAGACAGCAGCCAAGGTGGCCAGGGCCCGCGAGGACATCTCAGACATCCAGGTGAATAAGTCCTCCGTGGCACTCAAGAACGCACAGACCGCCGGAGAGCTGCTGAACCTCAACAATGAGCAACTCATGGACCTGGCAGAGCGAAAGGCCAAGGTCGAGCTAATGCGGGCCCAGACCCAGGCAGCCTTGAGCCAGGCGAGCCAGACAACTGCCAACGACAAGAAGCAAAGCACAAAAGGTCGTAGACGCAGACAGAAAGCACTGAAATAGTCGAAAGGGATAGCAATGCCAATGCGTGGGATGCTACGAAGACCAGCGACACAGCAAGAGAAGCTTAAGGCCATGGCACTTTGCCGCGGCCGGGGCTACAAGGACCCGATCATTAAGAAATTGCCCCAACAACGTCGTGCATATCTCAAGGCAGTTATCAGGCAAGAGGCCATTATACAAAAATGTCACCCGAGCGAATTGGTTTGGAGAATGGATCGGTCGGGTGCCGTGCATGTTTATCGCAATAATGTTGGAAGGATTGGATAAATGGCTAAGAAGAAAGCAAAGAAGGCAGCAAAAAAACGTTCCCCAAACACCACAGGACCCCAGTTGTCAGTAGATCGTGATTGGGAAGCCGAGAACGCAGCCGACACGCTAATGAGAGCTGAGGAAATACGAGAAAACCCCAGGTTGTTGAAGCGGGCAGAAAAGAGACTGCAAAAGAAAGCCGCTGTTGTTAAGAAGGCGATGCGATAATGATTGCACCAAACGAAAACCAAGGCGTAGAGGTGAGGGTGCCGAAAGTAACGGGCATCCAGGACGGCATGGTTGCTCTAGAGCAAGCCATTGCCGATAACATCGTCGGACTAACGGATGACCTGGCCCAACAGCACCTGAAATACCACGTGGACATCAAGACGGATATCACTGTGGTTTCCTACAAAGGCAATCCTGTTCTTCGGTGCGGTTTCAGGGAAAGCTCAATAGGCAGCCCGAACGGAGAATTTTACATTGAATCTTGTGGAGCGGTGTCAGCATGAAAAAATATGGTTGGTTAGAACTGTACGCCCATCACCTATTGGCTGAAACTGAAACATCATTTAACGTAGAGCGCTAAGAGCTTTTTTTATAACTGCAAAGAAGGGGTAAAACATGGCAGAAATCAACGATCAACTGGCAAACGGCGATACCTCAGCACAGCCCGCCACTGGCCAACCCAACCCGGTGCAAGATCAGGTTGCTCCTGACCAAACCAACGGCGATACCCCCGCTCAGCCCGCCACTGACGCAAATGCACCGCAGGAACCGCAGGTCGATGTGAACGAACAACTCCAGCAGACCCAGCAAGAAAATGCGGAACTTAAAGCCAATTACCAGCAACTGCAGCAGCAAGTGCAGATGATGGCCGCAACCCCACAGCAGCCTACCGCAGCACAGCCCGCACCCCAGGCGGCGACAGAGGAAGATCCCTACAGCGAATGGGATGGTTACGATTATGTCCCCCTGGAGGCAGCCAGAGCCCGTGATGCGGAATTGCGGAAAACGTATAACGAACGTTTCCAGAGTGTAGAGCAAAGATTGTTTGACGCTACACACCAAGATTACGCACAAGTAGTAGGCCAGGTCGATCCAACGACCGGCCAATTAACAATGTCAGAACACATGAAATCAGCAATCACCAAGAACCCTGCCTTAGTCCAGTGGATTAAGCAGCAGCCAAACGAAATAAGCGCAAAGGACGTTGCGTATCAAATAGCCAAGCAAGAAATGCAGTTAGCCACAGCAAACACCCCGCCCCCGCCCAATGCAGCAGGCCAAACAGCGGCCCAGGCATATGCCGAAAACTCGGCTACAGCCCGGCTACAGCCCGGATCAGCAGCGGCGGTTGGTGGTGATGGTGCGGTTAATACAAATGCAAACGTTGCAGCAATGGCAGACAACGAATTTGATGCGCACGAGCGCGACGTATTGGCTGGGAGGTTCGACAAAACATAGGAGTTATCGAAATGCCTTCAACCAGAAACATGATGACAACCGGAAGGATTGATCACCCGATAAACATCTTTTATCGCAAGCAATTCCTCCGCCGTTCCATGCCCCTCATGATCCATCAGCAGTGGGGACTCATGGAGAACATGCCTGCCCACGCAGGCGAAATCATCAAGTGGAGACGCTACGCAAGCCCGACGGCACAGACAACCGTCCTGACCGAGGGCGAAGATCCCACACCGATCATGCAGTCTAAGACAGACTTGACTCAAGCTGTCCAGCCCTATGGTGCCTGGATGAAGGTGTCAAGCTGGCTGGACCTGACCGGCGAGAACAGCGATGCAGCACAACGCACTCGCTGGCTGGCCGATCAATTCCGCATCACGATTGACACCTTGTGCCGTGTCGTGATCTCCGGTACTGCGAGCAATACCACCTGCTCAAACGGTAGCGGCGTGGCCACTGACTACAACCTCAAGGACATCGAGACTGTTACAGAGGTAATGCTTGGCAACTATGCCAATTATTTCACAGCAAACGTGGCAGCCGGAACGGGGCAAGGAACAAGTCCGATCTTACCTGCATTCGCAGGGATCGCACACACGCTACTGAGAAATGATATCATTGACATTTCCGGTTTCAAGTACACTAACCAATACGGTTCTGCCACGTCCCTGTATGACGGCGAGATTGGTTCGGTGACGGATGTCAGACTCGCATTGACGCAGAACGCACACACGTCCGGGTCCAACTACTACATGACCATCATCGGCGAGGAAGCATACGGCAATGTGCGAATTGAAAGCGCTGACGAAATGCTCATCCACCTACGACCGGATCAGGTCGGCAGTCCCCTCAAGCAGTATTCCACCTACGGTTGGAAGGCTGTCTATGCGGCAAAGATCCTGAACGACAACTGGATTCACGCCCTGATCGGGACACGCGGATCTCGCTAATCAGCATCAAGCGAGTAAATCAACACAACCCAACATAGTATAGGAGTACAAAACGATGAAGTACAGAAACGGTATACTGCTTGTCGATGGCGGTGCAATCTATGTTCCTGTTGGATTCATACCCGACAAGGTTGATATGTATGAGATGACAACGGACGGGATCATGCACGTCTGGCATCGAGTACTTGAGGATAGCGACGTGGACGCAGCCTTGAGCAGCATCGAGGGCTTGCAGTACGATGTTGACGGCGGCGCTGCAACACTACTGGCCGACGGGGGCGGGTTTGCGTCGTACAACACTGCGGCCGAGAAGCCAACTATCACCGAGTGGGCTTCTGCTGTTTCCACGGCTGCAACAGCCAGAACGGCAACAGCCCCCGGAACCTTTATCAAGCCCACCGCCAGTGCAGTGACAGCCGATGGCCTTGTGGCTGATCGCAGCCTGATTGCAGAGTGCGTTACGGCTGGCACCAGTAGCGGCACGGAACCGACCTGGGCATCAGCCACGGGTGAGCAGTTCTTGGACAGTGATGTACGGTTCGAGATTGTCAACCAGGCCACCTATCGCAACGGATATCAAGGTTTCCGCGTAGCAGCGGCACTGATGACCGACGGCGACTATCACATCTACGATGCCTGGATGGCCGATCAGGTCGATATCTGGGGCGACGTTGATGGCTGGACCGACGGCATTCATGATCGGTTCATTAACCCCTGAAGTATTACAAAATGAATAAGGATTGGATTATGGCAACGACGACAGACGTACTTGCGACACTGAAGCACGATGAGCTGGTAGATACGGCAAAGAATCTCAAGGTTGATTATGCCAAGCTGAACGATCAGCAGTTGATTGTAGCTATTACACGGGCTGCAGTAAAGTTGCAGATCAATGCAGAAAATCAGGCCAGAGCCGAGTTAAGGGCTGAGTCTGCAGCAAAGTCAGGCGGAAACCCCTCGGGCTCGAAACGGCCTTCACCTCAAGATGTGGCAATCAGAAACTCTCGCAGGGTTGTGGTGGAATTTCATAACCAGGAGAGCCCTGCCACTAATCAAGAGGACGGCGCCGATCTTCCATTCACGGTGGGAACATACACCTTTCATTTGTGGGACGGTTTGCGGTTCGTAATGCCCGAGTGCTTAGTAACGTCTCGGCCCCTTGACGACAAAAATCTCATGACCACATTAACCAAGTTCTGGATTAGTTGTGGGCTGAGTATCGAAGCGGCCAAGCTTAGGACTGTTACTGACCTTGTTCTGATGTCGCTGGCCAGGCGTTGTGTTAGCCCCGTGTTCAAGCAGGGTAAAGACCCTCACACAGGGCACGTCATATCCCAGCGATGCAAGGACATCCCACGGTTTCGATTTACGATAATCGGGCCAGCACCAAAAGGGGAAGTACTTGGGTCTGTTGTCGAGCCTGATCCGTCCGAAAACATGTCGGATGAAGAACTCATTCAAGAAGCATTAACATAGGAGGCTATTATGCCTAGAATCAGAAAACAGCAGTGCGAAAGTTTTGACGAAGTCTGCAAACTCTTCAACAACCTTTATGCGAGGCTTGCCACGTTAGCTGGGCAGAAATCTGCGAAAGGCGTCAAGGCGTTGCAAGCTAAGGTTGCCGAACTTGAAGTCAACCAAGAAGCGTTGCATGCACAGATAATTGAACTCAAGCTGAAGCCGGAACCCGAGCCGGTGATAGACCCCGATCCCCTGTCCATCTAAGCAGGCGTTCGGGCAAACAATAAATGAGAAACACAGCATAAGGAGTACATAAAATGAAACGACTCGTAGTAGTCATGTTCATCCTAAGTATGATCGTGTCCCCGGCCCTCGCGGCTTTGGGGACGTACCCATTGAGATACGACACAGTGACGAATCCCCGTTCCCTGGAAAGGTATCTGCGTGATCATATCGGAGGCCTTGAAGATGCGACCGCCTTCAATAGCGGGGCAGATCCCAGTGGCCGAGTCTATTACGTTGACGGCAATAAGAGCACCGCCGGCAATGGAGCATCTTGGGACGACGCTTTTACAACCCTGTCTGCCGCCCTGGCTGCGTCTCACGCGGATATGGCGGTGAGTTCCTATAGAAAGTGGGCGGCGAGAAACACAATATACTGCATTGGCGACACGCTCACTGAGGATCTTGTGTTGATGGCGCAAAAAACGGATATTATTGGGCTGGGCAACAACAACCCCTATGATAGATGTGCGATTGTCGGGAACCATATAATCCCAAGCACAACGGCCACGCCCTCTTGCCGGTGGTACAACATGCAGTTCTATGGCGACCAGGCGGCTGAGGTGTGGGACGTAGACGGGCAGGCGGGTCTTGAGTTCCATGGGTGTCTGATTCAGGCTAATGGCACGGCAACTGTTGGTCTTGAAGCTTCTGAATGTGGTTGGCTGGTCGTAGATGGCTGCGAATTTGGCTCCCCCGACGGAACGAACTTCTCGTCATCTGCAATCGAAATACCCAACGACACTACAGGGCCGACGAATATCCAAATCACCAACAACCTTCTCTACGGTGCCATTGGAGTCAATGTTGACGAAACGGTGATTGCTCAATCCATTATTGCGTATAACACTATCATATCGTCTGGGTTATGGATTGACGACGAAAGCGACGACTTCTGGATATTCGGAAATAAGGCCTTCACCGAAGTGGATTGCGATACGTCAACCGCTGGCTACGACTTCAACCTTGTGCGAGCCTTAAACAACACGCAGGCCGCTTCTGGCGGGACAGACACATGGGACCAAGTTCCGTTTATAGCTACCTCAGAATAACAGGTGCGACATGGAACCAAAACTGCTAGGAAGTAGACTGCTCGTCACTTTGGACGAAGGCAAGAACAATATTGGTCGAATAGCACAGCATACATGCCACATGAGCCCGCTGCTGTTGAAGTCAAACAACGGAAATGATCCTGAACCATGTGAACCAGGCGAGGAAGTCGTGCCTGAGTATGAGTACTACGACCATGTTGTTTTTGTTAAAGAAATGAGTGACGAAGTGGAAATCGACGGGACCAGCTATGTGGGTATGTCAACGGACGCGATCATTGCTGTGATTCCAGACTAACAATCCTCTCCTCCTTCATTACGGCCCGGTGGCTGGACGCACCCCCCCGCCAAAATTAGAAAGGCAGTACGATGAAAAAAACCCTACAAACAATGGCCGTCATAGGGCTTTTAGTATTGCCCTTAATCTACGGCTTTCAGAGAACCCGGTCAGGCGACATAATTCAGCCGGTACTAGATGGCGGTCCAACCACAAGATGGACGGATATAGGCAATCTGACAGCATCACAGGCAACGCCAGCGGTCGGGGCACGCGATTGGGCCACAATGGTAGCTTTGACGGATGCCAAGACAATTCAGTGGGATGTTCCACAGCTTGCCCCATTCGTTGATATCCGGCTTGAGACCAAGGCTGATGCAGATGCACATGTGATTGAAATATGGGTTGCCGTCGCACAGTACTTGGCCGATGGCCCAACTGAGGATCAATTCACCCTCGGGGCAATCCTTACCCTTACGGGCGGTAAGCAGCAAGCGACAGTCAGCAACTTCTTTGTGGATACTATTGTCGTGACAGCATCGAACGGGGTTCTTATCGACGATGATTCTGTTCTTGATAGCGCCACGGACAGAATGGCAATCTACAGAGTCAATATGAAAGGTTGGCGAAAGGTCATTGTGATTGCGACCACATTCGAGGCCGCAACGACACTCTACGCACATGCAAGATGGTAACGAGGTGTCCTAATGACCAAGAAACTGATTATTCTAGCGATGCTGTTCTTGATTGCCGGACTTGTCATGTCGGCACCATCGGCCAAGATGAAATGCCAATTTAAGACATGTTCGGATCGTGATATCGTAGATGGCGATCTGCTTTGCGATTGGTATAAGGACAAGAAGTTCCTAAAGGTTCACGCAAAGCACGTATTACACAAGCATCTGCGAACGTACAAGAAATGAGGAAAAGTGATGCCTAAAGACGGAGTAGTGTTAAATTGGCTGAAACTCGTGTGGCCCATTATTGCGTTTACGGTGGTGATGGCATTGGCTGGGGTAAGTAAGTTTTACGACAATGACAAACGAATAGCTGTGATTGAGAACGACTACACTCACTTGCAGGCCAAGATCGACGACATGGCCAGTGACGTAAAAGAGGTTAAATCCATTTTAATGAATCCGGTGAGATAATGGCAGGCACAGACTACAATACCCTAGAAGGCATCATTCAGCTCTGGCGGGACTACACGGGCCTATCAGAGGCTGCCGACATTGCAGACGCGACCATTACTATTAGAGTCAACGATCATTACGTCAACCTATTCGCTCCCGAGGTCAATACCGACGACTACCACCAGGACTACAACATTGCCACAGCAGCGACAGATAGCGGGTCCTATGACCTGCCTTCAAACGTGGTTGATGTCCAAAAGGCCTGGCTTAACGGCAACCCCATCACAGTGTTTCGGGACCTTGCGGAGTTTTACCGGGCATATCCAGACAATGAAGAAGGGTACACAACCCCTCCAACATTGAGCATAGGCACGGACACGACAAAGGTGCTTTACGCTGGATTTGCTTATGAGTTGAGCGGTTACGTCTACGAGATCGGAACTGCCGAGGTGGCTCTGAGCGGCGATACGATCCCCGACGGCAAATACGGCGCTTATCTCCTGACAGTTGATGCCGATAAAACGGTCACAGTGTACGATGGCAACAATAACGCAACCGGGTGGGATACCATTGGCCGTGCACTCAACGATCTACCGGCTCCAGGGTCCAATGAGATCGTTATGGGGTATGTGGTCGTTTACACGTCCGGGGCGACGTTTGTACCGGGCACCACTGGTCTGGACGCTGCCGAGGTAACGGATACCTATACCGACGGCGATCCGGCCTTCAGAGCGATGCCACGGGCTGTATTGATCGAGGGCCGGGATATTATTGCCAGGCCGAAGCCAGACGACATTTACCGGCTCAAGCTGCCCATGGTATTCTACAAGCCCACAGATTTGTCTGCTGGCACAGATGCTGTCTACAATGAGCTTTGGGGCCATACGATTGCGATGGGCGACGCAATAGCCTATCTGAACCGCCTGGGGGCAGATGAGAAGGCGGAGCGGCTAATGGGTCGGTCCAATAAGCCAGGGACCTACCTGTACTACATGAGCAAAATCAAGGGCACCAAATCGAAACAGGAACAAGCCAACGTCGTTTATAGGGAGTTTTGACGATGAAGCTACTGACCGCACTTCTGACAATAGCAATTACGACCGCTGCTTTAGGGCAGTTCGACCCCACAAAACCAACGGATGTCCGACGGTGGGATAAGGCGGATGACGATATCAGAGCCAATTTCGCTGCGCTTACTGCTGCGTCTGGATATGGGGCAGTGTTTAATGTTACCGATTCGAACTATGGCGCTGTGGGCGATGGCTCGGATGACGAAGCGGCGATTGAAGCGGCGGAAGCGGCGGCCGATGATAACGGCGGCATTTTGTTTTTTCCGACGACTGGAAACGCCTATAAGTTTCTGACAGCCATTGAAATCAGTGAAAACGTCACTGTCAGGTTTGCGCCAGGCGCTTCCTTAATGGGAGATGGATCGTCAACATTCACGAACAACGGGGCCTACGAAGACACAAAGCACCAAATATTCCAAAGCACCATGACACCTGATACGTTCGGGAAGAATACATGGATACGTCCCGAATGGTTCGGTGTGGTGCCTGGCCAAAGTCAATCAGCGGGTGTGAGGACAGAGAATGCAGCGGCCTATAACAGAGCGATTGCAGCGGCGGGAACGGCACGGCGCAAACTCAAAGCGCCTCTGGAAGTAGAATATACTGGAGCATTGACCTCGACAGCAGCCACACATATTTTGGGGGCTGGATACAATAACATTACTGGCCCAAGCGACTATGCTCATTTTATCCCATATATCACGGATGGCTCAAATGCTTTTGAAGCCAGCGGCTTTACAGGTCTAACACTAGATAGCGTCTATTTTGATGGCACAAACTCAGACGGTAGCGGCATCGATCTTGATACCATGGTTAGAGTTGAACTAAAACATGTCGTTGCCAGGGCATTTTCAACCGCAGGAAAAGCCGGCTTAACTCTGACTAAAATCGCAAGGATGAATGCTGCTTATTGTGGATTTACGAACAACTATAACGGCGTATTGCAATACGGAGGCAGCGGCGGCTATATCAATAATGTGACTTGGACCAGTTGTGAATTCGAGCAAAACAACGCCTCTGGATGGGGTGTTGATATTAGCGGTACTGGCCTGAATTTCATCTCCCCTAATATCGAAGGCCAGACAAACGGTATCCGAATAGGTAATGTGTTCAATTCGGCAGGAGTTCTCTTTGATCTCGTGTATTCTGAGAGCGTGACAAATTCCATCACTCTCAACGGTTGTTCGGACGTATCACTTAGAAGCCCTTACTTGTCAACTGGAACCTTGGCAACGTCTATTACCAACTGTACAAACGTCAATATCTCTGGATTTGATGGTGGGACATTGACTATTAGCAATAGCTACAATGTTGATTTGGTAAACTGTCGACCAGGCACATTAACCGTAACTAAATCTTCTATCCGGCATCGTAATGGTGAGATGGATTTCTTCCCGCTAAGTACAATGGCAGGCATTAGCACAGGGGCATTTGCTGCCGGGCAGCTTGGCAACCTCATGCCCAACTCTGAGGATCTGACCGGGTGGGTAGAGACAACCATTACGTCTACAGCTAATGATGCGGTAGCTCCTGATGGCTCTACTACAGCAGACCACATTGACGCTACATCAGCAGGCGGATATATTACCCAAAACACAGGTACGATTACCTCGGTCCCTACAGGAACATCAGTCTTCGTATCTTTGTATGCACTTAAAGACGATGCAAGTGTCGCCCTGGACATTCAATTATGGGCTTGGGATGCAGCAGCCGGACCAGCAGCCTATGTCAACATCGGCCAATTTTCTCCAACTACATCAACAACCGAATGGAATCGATACGTGTACAGTGCCACAACTGGGGCGTATAATTCGACCAAGTTCCAAGTTCGTCTCCGTCCAGCGGGTTCAACTGGAACTGGGGCTCATTGGCTTTGGGGGTTGCAGATCAATACCGGCTCATTGAAAGCTTACACCTGGACAGGCACTACGCTCGTGGAACCAGTGTCGGCTCCTGGAACGATCTTTAGCGACACCATAGCTATGAGTGGGGCACCCCAGGCTTTGACAGGTGCTGGGGCTATCAACGCTACCACGTCGATAACAGAGTACACATCAGACGGTGGGGCACAGGCCCTGACGATTTCTGATGGCATTACTCAAGGGCAATTTAAAACCGTCATGCACGTTGTTGATGGCGGCTCTGGGGTTTTAACTGGAGCAAACTTGATCGGAACATCAGTCACCTTTACAGACGATGGCGAATCTTGCACGTTACAGTGGTCTGACATTCAATCAAAGTGGATTGTCGTCGGAACGAATGCAACATGGGCGCCATAGTGAAAGTACAAGCGAATGGCTTACAAAGGATTTTTAATATCGAATTACAGTACGGGTTTCCAAACCACAAAGGAACCGTGGATCTCTCCCGAGGATGCTTTCGTGACTCTGGAGAATGCCCGTTGCATTGATGGCATCCTATCCAAGCGGGCCGGATCTGCTCACCTCGCACAGATGAACCACGGCGGGGCGGTTCAGACGACGACGATTACCGGCCTGTGGACCCATTCGTCTAAGAATCAGCATTTCCTGCTCGCTTGTGATACGGCCAGGCCAAATGTCTACTCGCCCGAAACAACAGCTATGTTGGATGTCAGCGGCGGTAGTGATATCTTTTCGGGCGGGGCTGCGGATCTGTTCAATTTCATGACACTCCACGGCAAAACCTACATGACCAACTTTCAGGACACAATGTACATGTTCGATGGTGATGCCTTTGAACCGTCCGTACCCACGGCGGTATCGGCCATGGACCTGACGACACATGCCACATCGGGCGCGAAGATGAACACGGCTCACATGCTATTCTTCCTTAGTGACCGCTTCCTGGCATTTGATATTGTGGATGATGGCACGTACAGACCCTACCGCCTACGCTACAGCCAGACGCTTGCATGGGGCGAAACGCCGAGCTTCCAGGATGGCAACTACCTCGATGTCCAGTCCGACGACAAGCCCGTCGCAGGTATGCGGTTGGGTCGGTATATCTATATCTGGTTCGAGAACTCCCTACACATGCTGCGCCCGAGCGGCTCTACTGCAATTCCGTTTAGGTTTGATTACATCCGGGGGGATCTGGGCAGCCAAACGCCTGGCGTGTGCATCCCCTTCGACAAGGGCATGATGACGGTAGGCCACAAGGACCTATTGTATTTTGACGGCTATGAAGTCAAGAGAATGAACCTGCCGAACCTGAACAACATCCTCGCACAGTTTGAATGGAGTGCCTTAAAATACAGTTGGGGGGTGTTTGACAGCACAAATAGGCGGGTCTATATCACCTTTGCAGCGACAGGCTCTACCTATCCCGACAGGATACTAGAGTACGGCATCACGGACAAAGTCTGGGCAATCCATAAGTTCCCGGTGCACGCACTTGCGATGTACAACGGGGCTGCAATGCCGCAATGGGACGACGCCGACGCAGCATACGCCACAGATGGTGCCACGCTGGCCGAGATGCCTATTGCCGGCGGCCTCGATGTTATCAGTGAAAAGGCCTGGTTTCCCGTCTATGGCGGGCGTGACGGATGGTTGTGGCGAATGTTCACAGGCACATCTGATAATGACGTTAAGTACGATTTTAAGGCGGCATCGGCCAGGCTGAACCCGTTCAATAAGATCGGCAAACGATGCTCATTGGGCCGAGTTGCGGTCCTCGTGGACACATCAGCGACGGCCAGCTTCGATGTCAAGCTGTACAAGAATACCAGCAGTACAGCATATAAGACGCAGACCATTACCTGCACAGGAAACAGCGATAAGCACTGGGAGACGTTACACGCTGGAGGCGAGACAGGTGACACCCATCAGATCGAGTTCTCAAATGATGCCAAGGCAAATCTTCCGGTCATCCATGCAACATGGCTGGAGATGGAGCCGGCAGGACACATAAACCCATGACAAAAACATGGAACGACAACTGGCTTTCGATAATGCGACGATGTGCACAGTACACCCTGAATAACAGTCATAGCGTAGGGTTAATCCAAGTGGATGAACTCGTGAATGAGGCCTGGCTTAACTCTGTCAAACGACTACCCAAGGATAGCTCAGATAAAATGGTAGGAACGATTGCCATTAGGTCAATGCGGCAATACATTGTGGGCAAGCCCAGGTCGGCAACACGTACTCATAACGTGAAGTATGTCTACTTGGATGCGTTTGATGAAACTGACCAAACCATACACTTACAAGCACGTAAACCCCGCTACACATACGATGACGTAGACGACATTAACAACTTTCTCAACACATGCACGCAGAGGGCAAGGCGTATCGTTCTACTCCGCATTGCTGGCTGTAGTTATGAAGCCATTGGTGCCATGCTAGGAAAAACGTTTTGCTGTGTTTGGAAAACAGTGGAAGAGGAACGTAAGCAGTATGTCAATCGAAAAACTAGATGAGCAAGTTAGGCTGCCTTTGGATGTGCCAGCTATCACAAGTGGAGATCCGAAAGAGCTTGCCAATTACCTCACGGAGTTGATAAGTGAACTGCAAGAGTTCCGCATACATGACATCCATGAAAGAATCAACCTGTTATTGGATATAATCCCAGGCGGCATTGTCTATCTGGGCGAGAAGGACGCGACAGGCGATTACCCCAACGGCACATGGAGGCTCAACGGCGAATCCTCATCTGAGTACCTCATCCAACTGAAAGAATCCGGCACTTGGACAACAAAAAGCACATTATCGAGCGCCGGTATTGCAACACTTGTCGGACTGGTATTATCCGGCCTGACCGCATCCCGGCTTACATCCACTGACGCAAACAAGCAACTCACTTCGGTCGATGATTTGACGCAGTGGATTGCCGGGACCGATTTGGAAATTAGCGTTACTGACGTTGGTGATGGGACTGTCAAGATTGGCATAGTGGATCCGCTCGCTGTCAGCAAGGGCGGGACGGGTGCCGCTTCATTGACGGATGGCGGCATTGTCCTGGGGTCCGGTGCGGCCCCTGTAACGGTCCTTGGCCAGGCGACGAACGGGCAGTTGCCCATAGGCTCGACGGGGGCTGATCCGGTATTGGCTGTCCTCATCGGGGCAATAAACCAGGTCACAGTAACAAATGCAGCGGGCAGTATTACCCTGGCATTGCCCCAGGATATTCACACGGGAGCAAGCCCGACCTTCGATAACCTAACGATCACGACTGACGCCTCCGTTGGAAACGATCTGACTGTCACGAATGATGCAACAGTTAGCGGCGACCTTTATGTTTCCCAGCAGGCCTTCCTGGGCGGGGTGACGTCGACGTCTGGGCCTATCTCTGGCCTGGTGTCACAGTGGAAGATGAACGACAATCTTGCCACTACCAATGTTATTGACACGCAAGGTGCGAACGACGGAACTGCTCAACAGAACACATCTGCATTGACGACAGCCGGAAAGATCAATGAGGCTCTGACGTTTAATGGAAGTAGTGATTCTGTTAATATAAATGGTGCAAAACAAAGTTTGTTGCCATTCAGTTTTGCTGCTTGGATACAAACGACAGATGGAGGAACTAGCGCTGTATTGTCGCAAGGAAACAACTCCGCTAATTCAAAATACGGTATTGAAATTATATCAGGAGGCTTTGCTTATTTACGATGGCAACTTAACACCACTAATACTAGTTCAATAGCATCTAGTGGCACTTATAACGATGGAAGCTGGCACCACATTGTAGGAGTGTTTAGCTCTCTCACAGATAGAGAGTTGTTTGTTGATAGTATATCAGTTGGAACAAATGTCATAAATAACGCTTTAGATACTATTGATAATTTATCCATCGGAAGACAAGAGGACGCCTCGCCGGGCAACTATTTTGACGGTAGTATAGATGATGTTCGTATTTACAACAAAGCATTGTCTCAAGCCGAAATAGACTCGATTTATAATTCTGGAACAGGAACAGAGTCCAACGCCGTAGGCTCTAACCACCAAGTAGTGGCCACCTCCGCCAGCTACACCTCCCCCCACGGCCTGGACTCTTTGGCTGACTTGGCTGTGGAAAATGACCTTGAAGTGGGCAATAAAGCCTGGATAGACGACACTCTTGTCCTTGGAGATCCGCTTGACGTAACCTCTGGTGGTACTGGCCTTGCAACGTTGACAGATGGCGGGTTGATGGTTGGTTCTGGTACTGGAGATGTTACAGTCTTAGCCCAGGCGACGAACGGGCAGCTACCCATAGGTTCTACAGGCGTCGATCCTGTCCTGGCGACAATTACAGGGACGGCGAGCGAGATAGGCGTAACCAATGCAGCGGGCTCGATCATACTCGCAATGCTGTCGCCATACACAACCCTGGTTAACGATTCCATGGTAGACGCCCTGCACCGGCATTCTGAATTGTCTGCATCTGATGGCACGCCGAATCCTGCTGTTAGTGTGGATGCAGATGGCAATGTCTTGATTGGTACTGGGAGTGCAGAGGAACTATTGCACGTAAAGGCCGCAGATAGTGTAACAGGGACGATAAAGGTTGAGGGTGGCAAAAATACAGTAACAAGTATAGGGGAAGTTAACTCGCAATTATTATTTGGATCTAATGACGGTTCGGCAGCAGACGGGATTGGCGGAAGGATTACCAGCGTTACGGAATTGACAAATGGGGCGAGAGTAGGAATGGGCTTTGAGACTTATTTCAGCCCTGATGGAAGTACAACAGAGCATATGAGAGTAACCGCTGACGGCAAGGTCGGGGTTGGGACGACAACGCCAGATGAAACTTTGCAAGTTGTTGGTTCCGCAAAGATTGGTGACGATAATACAAATTATTGCTTGTTGGATAGTACTGGGAATATAGTATTTGTCGGGGCATCAGGTTTGCCTTTCGCTCAAATCTACGATGAGGATGGAGTCAGTACTTTGGCCCTTGCTGCCCAAGACACATTTTATCAAGTAACGGCATTTAGTATAGATGGTGAAAGCAACAACGCTACGCCGGATCACACGAACGATCATATTACTATAGTTAAGGCAGGTAGGTACGAAGTCATTATCAGCATTGACTTCTCACAGACATCAGCAGTGTCTATTGAATACGATTTCCACGTTCATACCAATAACGGAACGGTTGATTTCCCATGCACATCCGCTCATAGAGATACTGCTGGGAATCAGACAATCGGGAATACTGGTGGTGTTGGAATAATTGATGTTGCAGCGAATGACACTGTGGAATTATGGGTTGAAAGATTAAGTGGTGGGGCGGTGAGTAGAACAATAACATTTCATAAAGTAAGCATGGTTTTATCCCAAAAAGGTGGGACATAGAAAGATAACGAAAGGGAAAGTATGAAGATTCAAACAGACAAAGAAGGCAAATAAGCGATTGAGAGTCTTATCGAAACTGGAATGCGGCGTGGTGCCTATGGCAAGGACGATCTTGTTAAGTTGGCGATTATTCAGCAAACAAGCACGGTAGTTGACGAGGAAGACAAAGACAGTGAGCAATGAGATCACACATAACGCCCCAACGGGCCTGACGCCCCCAAGCAAAACGAGAAGGAACATACAGAGCAGATAGGAGAATAACGTGGGACTCTTTGACAAAATATTCGACGACATACTGGGATTCGATCCACCTAAGCAAGTAAGCGGGCAGGTGTCATCCCTCACGCCAAACCAAAGCGGTATCGAGCAAGCACTTTCAAGCCTAGTGCTTGGCCAGACAGGCGGTAGCGCAATTGGTCAGCCCGGCCGAACGTTCCCCGGAGCATTCACTGAAGGCCCCACATCACTACAGCAGTCAGTGTTCAATCAAGCCCCTCAGTTGGGCCAGCAGGTCGGGGCAAATCTGCAAGGCATTGCCAATCCGCAATCCGGCAATGATATCATTTCCCAGATCCTGGCGGGCGGTCAAGGATTCCTGGATAACAAGCTGGAGGGCGTGGCCAATAGGTTCGGGGCACTGGACGCAACGAGTTCAAGCGCATCTCGGGATGCCATAACCGACGCACTGCAGGAATTTACGCTGGCATCCCAGGCCCAAGCCCTGCCATTTGGTCTACAGCAGAATCAGCAGCAAATTGGCGCTAACATGGCACTGCTCGACTTGCAGAACTTTCTAAGCGGAGTCGGCAGGGAAGAACGCGGTATTAAATCGGAACAACTCCTTGGCGAGCGGCAGAAGTTTGAGCTTCAAGATCCTTTGAAGTCGTCACAGATCCAGCTCGCCCTTGGGCTGTTAGGTGGCCAGTTTGCTGAACCGTTTACCACGACAAAGACACCCCTGGCCACGCAGTTGCTCGGCTCGCTCGTCGGCGGGGCAGGGCAGGGGGCTGGCGCGTTTGCTGGCCAGGCCGGTGCGTCAGCGATAGCGGCGGCCTTGAGCGATGAACGCTTAAAGGACAATATCGAGGTCCAGGGCGAGATGGATGGTATGCGGGTTACTACCTGGACATGGAATGCAGAGGCCGGCGAGAAGTACGGCCTATACGGTCAAGGCTTTGGCCTGATCGCCCAGGACGTAGAGGAACGGCACCCCGACTGCGTTGTCAAAGTAAACGATCACCTGGCCATTGACTATGGTAGGCTGATTCCACAATTAGAAGCGGCATAAGGAGTACAAGCTATGGCTCTGACAGTGATACCAGAGACACCACACCCATTGGCAACTGGTCTTAGGACTGGCGCAGAGGGTTTCTTTTCTGCCTTCACCCAAAAGATCGAACAAGAGCGAGTTCGCAAAGACCTGCAAACCATATCCGAACGGCTCAGTAACGGCACAATCGAGGAAGGGCTTGGCGAACTGCTCACGCCCCAGGGCACGCAGATGGGATTGCAGATCCAGTTGCAGCGGATCCTCAACCCAGTGCAGAAGGCGCAGGTAGAGAACCTCGGGGCCAGAACGGAAGCAACACAGACGCAGACCGGCATCTCCAAGCAATTAGCACCCGAACAGCTCAAGGCGCTGTCTGCAAGGACTGGCCTTACTGAGGCACAGATACAGTCTACGCTATCTGGTACTAAGATTTCTGAACAAGTAACCCCTGGCCAGATCGAGGGGCAGCAGGCCCGCACTGAAGCAACCAGGGCAGGAACCAGGCACACGGATGCACTGACCGGGCAAGTGGGCAAGCCATCACCAATGAACCAATACCAGACAGCCCTGGCTCTTGAGTCCGAAAAGCGTACCAAGCTCATGGGGCAGATGACTCCACTCCAGCGCAAGCAATTCCGGCTGGCCAAGCAGGACCAGATCATTGACAAGAAGTACAGGAAGGCCCTGATCAAGACGGAAAAGGGCAAGGCAGCCCTGATCCAGGCCCAGGCCGACGGATTCAGCGTGCCTGATCGCACGGAGTTTGAGCGGCTAATCTCAACTCTTCCAGTAGAGCAGAAGAAAACGGCGATCCTGATCAATCTCGGCCTTGAGCCTGGCAATGCGTCGGTGAGGCAAATGCCCATGCCATTGCTCCAAGAGATGCAAGAGCTTCGGCAGGAGTTTTTCAAGGAGCGGGACCTGCCCGGCTTCTCCACTGGCAGACTCAAGAACATTCTGTATTCCACAGATCCGCGTTTTGAGAACTATAGGACGCAGATAGAGGCGTTCTTTGAGGGCTTGGAGCTTGAGGAACCTACCACAGCGGCGAAAAAGCGAAAGAGGTAGTCATGGCTATCAGCAAGTACTCACTGGACGCCGAGCAGCCTGCCAGTAAATATTCCATTGACGCCGGCCCTTCAACTCCCCAGGCCAGCAGGTATTCCCTGGATGCCCCGGTAGAGTTAGCAGGCGCCGGTATTGACCCCGATGTACTCAAGAACGCCACGGCAGCCCTCATGCCCAGACCTGGCACACCTACCATCCGCGTAGCTGGCCAGGACATCCCCGTTACTGACACCGGATCAGCGGTCACTGTTGACCCCCTAGCCCCCCGAGGCCAGGAGACGATCCAGCAGGCCCCTCCACCGCCGGCAGATATTGGTACGGCACTCTTCGGTGCACCAGGCCGCCCACGTCCTGTTCCGGCTCCTACGCGACCGCTGGGGGCGGAAGAGACTCCATTTAGGACCATCGGCAAGGGTATCCTTCATACGGGCACAGAGGCCGTCTCCGGGCTTACTCTGGGTGTGGCCGATGCTGCAGCCAAGCGGGTCAGTGGCGGCAAGATCGACAGTTTGGCGGGCATTGTTGACCATATGACGGGGTTCAAGCCCAAAAAGCAGGATATTGCAGCCGGAGATATCGCTAATTTCATGACCGGGATCAGTACAGCGGGCAAGATAGCGGCCCCAGTGATCAAGCGGATCGCGGGCAAGCGGGCACTCAAGGTGATGGCGGGCAGTGGCCTGACCTTTGCCACACGCAAGGCTGGTGAGGAATTCTCGGACAAGGTCATAAACAACGAGCCCGTGGATTACGGGGGTATCAGCTTCGAGTTCGGGATTGGTGTCATGTTCGGCGCCGGCGAGCTCGGAGTGGAGAAACTGGGCCGGTTCGTTCGGGGCCTGCGCGCCGCTAAAACGGCCAAGACCCACGCGCAGGTAACGCGGCAGAGTGCCCGGGCCGAGATCGATGCAGCAATAAAACACTGGAAAAAGACAGGGGATCGTACCAGATGGGATGCCGTCCGGGTGAAATATCAAGGTTTGGATCCAAAGCGGGTTACTCCCAAAAAGGTGAAGCAACCGCCATTAAAGGACTTCGGAAAGCACCCCCTGGCCACCAGGCAACCGGGTACGCCTCCCGCGCCGATCCCGCTGGCGCAGCAACCACCGAAACAGCCGACGACTGACCTGACAAAGCTCTCCCGAAAGCAGATCCAGGCCAGGGCCAAGGCTGCCGGAGTTCCAGCTAACCAGAAGAGTGCGGCAATCATCCAGCAATTGCAACCGCAAGAGCAGCAACTACAACTAAAGGGGACACCAGATGCCACGCAAATCACCCCGCCGCCCGTCAGTCCGACGGCCCCGGCCCCGATTACGCCTCAGCCAATTGATACGCAACAACCGGGGGAAACAGTTACAGCTCTTTCCCGAGAACAAGCCAACGAAATCATAACGGATTACCAGGCGTGGGCGAATGACCCAAGTACGAAACTAACAACAAAGCCATTCAAAGATGCGGACAAGGTGGACGAAGCCTACCATACTGTGGCAGTTGAGTTCCCCACCGGCATACCAGACGCTCAACTGTTTGCACTGCCAGGCAATGAGAAGGCGATGGCTAAGGTCGCATCCGAAATGGCCAAGCTAAAGCCATTGGCCAAGACCAAGCCCGGAAAGCCCCCCGCAATCGCTACCCCGTCATATCCTGCACCAGCCAAGAACCTGTTCAGTAGGCTCGGTAAGGGCAAGGCTAAAAAGGCCTCCAGGTATGCAGTTGACGGGGCCCTGGTCAAGGGTAAGGACCTTGTCGTCACGGACGGACAGCGTGCGTACATCCTCAAAGGCGATTGGGGCCCGGACGGACTCTACGACGAACCGGCGGCGTTCAAGAAGGGTGAGCTGAAGCAACGGACACTCGCAAAGGACGAAACGCGGGGCAACTTCCCAGACTACAAGGCAATCATTCCCGAGGTCAAGGCAGCCGATGGAATCGAGTTGAACACTCGCAAGACCTGGCAGCAGGTCAGACAGGCAGCAGTAGCCGCGCCGAGCGGTAAGGGCGAAATACCCACAATCGCCATCATGAAGAACCCTGACGGAACCATAGGCTTTGCCAGTGCAGGCCATGAGGCGGGGATCGCAGCGCAGATCGGCGTGAAGGACGGGGCAGAGCAGGTAGTTGCCGTCAACTCGAATTTCCTCAAAGATGCCCTGGAGCTGCACGCATCGAGGGGCGAAACAAAGATCAAGATGTTCCTGCCAGAAGGCGATGAACTACGGCCCATATTGACCCGGAGCCCCAAGGGCCAGACGCAAACCGTAACCATGCCCGTGAATGCAGTCAGTACCGTACTGACACCCAACGTTGCACAGAAAACGCCCGTGCGTGTATCGGCAGGCAGTAAGCCCTTTCCCCAACAGTTGGCACAGATGCTGGTCAATGCAGACCTGTTGAGGACAGACGACGTTGCGTCAAGAAGCCCATTATTCATCCTGGGCAACAAACTCCCGGCCCGAACGTGGATGACGGCCGAGCAGTGGACAGGCAGCAAGGAAGCAAGCAAGGAGAACGCCGAGGTTCTGGGCCGCATGGTAAACGCCAAGATCGTTGACAAAAACTTCATGCAGGACAAGACGCCTGTTTACGCATGGGCTGGTACTGAGCCCCAAGCAGACTTCCAGAGCGATATAGAGGCCGATGCCAGATGGCCCCGAGAGAAAAGCCCGGCCTACCTGGGCGATGAGTCCTCACCCTCGACAGTGGTATCACAGAACGAAATCGACCGTGGCCGGATCAAGGTGGCCATGGACGCCGGCGGCCCCGTCAAGCCCGTCCCATCGCGTGATATCATCGCATTTGCCCAGCGTGCATTCCAGATACCTATCCGCGGCAAGGCAACGTTCAGGATGGCCCATGCACTTGGCTGGTATCATCCGTTTGGCAAAAGTATCCGGTTGCAGGATGTCCGTTCCATCACCACAGCCACGCATGAGGTAGGGCACCACATAGACCACATCGATGGGGATAGGATCAGCAAGCACCCAGCCAGCACCGAGATCGGCAAGGAACTGTTCGATATGGGCGTTGCCCTGTACGGCAACCGCAAGCCCGTGGGCGGCTACAAGTCTGAGGGTTGGGCCGAGTACATGCGGGAATACCTAACAGGTGGCGACACTGCGAGCATTGCACCCAACATGGACAAATGGTTCAAGGATGTGTTCCTGCCCAAACACCCAGACACAAACCGCAATCTGAACAAGTTGCGACAGATGATCAGCACATGGAGGCACCAGGGCGCGAGGGGCCGGATATCTTCCATGATCAACCGCAAGCCATTCAGGGGAACGCTAGGCGAACGCATGGAGCGGGCAAGCCTGTGGACTGAGGTAAACTTTATCGACGAACTGGCGCCCCTAAAACGGCGACTCATTACGGCTGGCCTGTTTGATCTGCCCCCGGAGCGTAACCCGTACACCTTGGCCGTTGCATATGCTGATAAGGCGCCTGCAGTGGCACGGAAGTTCATTCTACACAGCACGACGAACCTATCTGGCTACACTACCGGGCCCGGCCTGACCGAGATATTCAAGCCCATTGACCACATCACAGAATGGGTGCAGTACGCTGTGGCCACGCGAGCTCTCGATCTGATAAGGCGGGGCAAGAACCCTGGCATATCCAAGGCTGATGCCGAGTTTGTGATCAAAGATACCAGCGATGAAACCGCCAAGATTTACGATGACGTGCTTGACGAGGTAACTTCATGGAATGGCCGCGTGTTGGATTACATGGGTGAAGCAGGCGCCATAAGCGAGGATACAATCAAGACCATTAGGACGCTAAACCCGGTTTATATTCCGTTCTTACGGATCTTTGATTGGGGTGAAGTCAAAATCGCAAGCGGATCCGGAAAGGGATTCCGCACGCACTCCAAGCCGATCAATGTCTTGTCTGGCAGTGGCCGAGAGTTCATGGAACCAATAGAGGCCATGTTAACGCAGGCCGAAAGGCTTATCTCGATCGCGCATAAGACAATGGTTGCCCAGGCGATAGCCAAGGTAGTCAATCAGCCTGGCGGGCATCAGTTTGGCGAAAAAGTACCCACGCCCCGGACGGCGACCAATTTCTCCGTAGAACAGATCAAAGGCGACGTTCTTAAAATCATCGAAGATAAGCTTGGGATCGACCTGGGCGACCTACCTGACGTAGATCCTGAAGCACTCAAAGAAAGATGGGATGAAATGTTGACGGTTTACTCCAACGCTGCCCAGTACTGGGGTAAGGACAATATCATTCCCATTATCAATGCCGAGGGCAAACGCGAATTCATTCAGCTCGATAAGGACGTATTCCAGACCGTTATGGCTTTAGATCAATACTCATTGCCTCCATGGCTAAACGCTACAGTTGGTGGCGCTACACGATTACGACGACTGGGAGCAACAGGATTGAATCCCGGCTTTGGCCTGATTCGTAACTTTGTGCGAGATGCTTCGACCTTTGGGGTGACGGCAGAACACGCAAAAGGTGGCGCGATCTCAGCAGCCAGGGGTGTTGTTTCAGATATCCGGGGGACTGAAGCGGCGCGACACTTCAAAGCTCTTGGTGGCGAAATGTCCGGCCAGCTCATGCACGACCGTGTAGCAGCCAAGAACCTGCGTGCCGAGATGTTGCTGGACCGTACAAAAATGGGTAAGTACGTCATCAAGACCGTAGCACACCCAATACAGGCGGCTCGGGAACTATTCAGTGTGACCGAGTCTGGCGTGAGGATCGCAGAGTTCGAGGCAGCCCTAAAGGTCGGTGAGGAGAAGTTCGGTAAGGGGACACTTAATGCTTCTTTGTTTGCGCTCAATGCTGCCCAGGATGTCACAACGAACTTTACGCGGCACGGCAAAATTGCCAAGGTGTTGAATCAGGTATTCCCGTTCTACAATGCCAATATCCAGGGCCCACAGAAAATATTCCGTACCTTTGCAGATCCCAAGACGCGGGGACGTGCGGCGGCTATGGCCATAGGGACTTTGACCATCCCAGCACTCGGCCTGTGGTATGCCTATCGTGATGAGGACTGGTGGAAGAACATGGCAGACTTCGAGCGGGTAAACTACATGCACTTTAGAGCGCCCGGAACTGATACGGTTGTGCGCCTGCCGGTGCCGTTCCAGGTGGGCCACGTCTTTGCCTCTCTGCCTGTTGCCGCAGTCGATGCGGCATACCGGAAAGATCCGACATCCTTGCCGGATGATCTGGTTGAAATGCTCGACCAGTCCAATCCGTTCGGCTCTCGCAATATCATTACGGGCATGGCACTGGCTGGGCCTGTGGTAGACGTTATGCGGAATAAGGACTGGGCAGGCCGGCCTATCGTTCCGCCTGGCACAATGCACTTGCTTGACGAGGATCAGTACGGCAGGTACACCACGGATACTATGAAAGCAATCGGCAGGGCCCTGAATATGTCACCATCCCGCACTGAGTATCTGATTGATAGTTACTCGGGCGGTTTGTTCCGTAGGTTCGCCAGGGGTTGGGGGATGATTTCCGGCTCACAGCAGGGGTCACGGAATTACAGCGATATACCTGTGTTCGGTACACTGTTCATGCGAGAACCCAATTCACCCAGAGACCAGCTCACCAAGTTCTACAAGGCCAGGGACACGCTCAATAGAAAGTTCGCCTCCAAGAAGATCACGCCCAAGGAAAGAGCTATGCGGACCCGATTCAATAAGGTGGCGACGCAACTTCAAACTGATTATGAAGCACTGGAGAAAACCACAAACGATCCCCAGCGAAAACGCATCTATCAGCGTATACGCAGGCGGCTGCCATAAACGGCGGTACGTCTTCCATTTTGGGCATTCTCAAAAATAAGCGTTGACGTATGAAAAATCCGTGGTAGTTTGAGTGCAGTATTTGTTCATGAGGTGGACTTAAATATGGGACAGTCAAAATCACAATTAAACCTGCTAAGCGGCGTGCGTCGTTCTCTCCCTCTCTCCCTATCACTCTATACGTCTACGCCGCGTTTTGACCTTTCACGGATGGCCAGCCACGGATGGCAGGGCACGGAGGCCCATCTTTGACATTTTAATATGAGGTGAACGTAAACGATTCAGCCTGGAAGATGCCGGTGGACCGATAGTAAGCCGGCAAAGCCCGCCTGAGCTATAATCAGGCCACTATTAGAAGTTCCTCCGTTGCACGACGGTGGTTCACCTCAGGCAGCCCGTTGATGTGTATTGCATAGCGGGCTGCTGTTTTTCTTATCAGAAAGGGTACATATGCACAACGCAAAATTAGCGAAACTGATCGCGCAGAAAATACTAACTGCCAGTGGTCCGGGTGACAAAGACGTTGTTTGTAACAGGGTGCAGTTAATGAAAGGGTCTCTGGGAAATGAAGCCAACATGGGCGGTAGGAATGAAACAAGCCTCATTAATTGCATTCTTGGGGGACTGTATACGCACAGAACATAACAGGGAGTCACCATGCTAACAAGAGCCGAGATAACAGTCAGGCAACCCATGCTGTGCATTTACTGCGGCACTCAATTTACAGGAAAAGACGATCTATGTTTGTGTCTGACCAACATGATTGCCGAGGGTCTGACCCCCACTGCCGCTGCACTTATTGACCGGGAATCAGAACTACAAGAAAGGCTGGAGCTAGACAGATGAGAAAATTGATGTTCATACTAATTGTGTTTGTTGCGTGTTCTGCTGCTGTCGGAACTTTTTTCGTTTTACTGCCTGGCCCTCCTGGCTGGGTTGATGCGAGTCAGGTCGAAGGTGAAGTCTACGCCATTGAGTTGGTACTCGGACAGGCAATCGACGGCAGGGACACTGAGAGGCAAGCGGGTATTGTTGTTCAGTATGATCCACTGACCGCGCCTGCCGGGTTTACCTGGGACACGACCGAGCCCAACGTTTTGGCGTTCACATTCACCCCTCTAGCTACCGGCAAGTACTACGCTACCTACGCGTCCAGGCCTATCGCTCCGCATCGTGGCGGGCTATCCCGTTTGACGCTTGCGTTTTGGGTACACGAAGCATTGTATCATGACCCCAATATTGTTATTGATGTTGTTGATTAACGCCCTAGCTCACGAGCCGACGCAGGAGGACTCGATGCATCGGATTGTTATCAGAGAGGATTGAAATGTCTAGATTAAACATTATTGCTGTTATGTTGCCTCTAATTGCTGCGGTGGTTGCGTCTACAACCTTCCTGCTAAGTTCGACTACCACATCTAAGACACAAGATTACATCAAACCTAAACCATCAAGATTTGAGCAGAATCTATCACTATTACGCAATGGATTAGAAAAGGGTAATTTAGCATTTTTTGTTACTGAGCCCCTAGCCGATATAGCGGCAAAATGGACACCTTACGTGTATGCCTACAAAGGCCAAGCATACATTGTTTATGACGATCCAAGCCAGCTTTTCATCTTCGCAGATGGATGTCGCAGGCTGGGTATTTAGCAAGATAACATGTAGTTATGCGGAAATTGAAATCCTATAACAAACGAGGTGAACCAATGGAAAAGCAGCGAAACGAACAATGGGTAGTAGTGACGACAGACAAAGACAGAAAGGGTGTGTTCTTCGGGAATATTGTATCCGAGGAAGAGGATGTCGTGATCTTGGAAG